GATAGGTTTGATGAGGCGTTTGCGATAGGGACCGTAGCAGTAAATGCAATTACATTAGATGTAGCAAAAACACTCGTCCCAGCTTGAGCGGTGAATGAAGTAGAGTTAGCAGCATTTCGTCTGCCTATGTTTAAAAATGCGTCACCTGCGGTAGCTAGAACTGGGTAATGAGTCTCGCCCGTAGCAGCTCGCTCTAGTTGGCCGACATAGTCCAAACTAAGACCTGTCGCTACAGTAACACCATTAGGCAGCCCCAACTGTACTTCAGTCCCGTCTACTGTCCCGTTTGTAATCTTAGCCTGGAGCTCATACGAGTCCCCAACTTGCCTCCAACGAGCAAGGTCGATCGTGGGAGTACCTAACCCTTGAGTCGTTGGCGTGTAGTCCTGCCAGTCGCCGATGTTACCGACGATGATCGGGTCAGAAGCATCGACACTAATCCGATCAACGACTAGGTCCCACGCAGACCCAGTCACACTATCGGAGGCTACATGCAGGCTGATCCTGAGGTCCTCAGTAGTAGAGATGGTTTGAACTCCGAACCTTTGAATGGCTGAGTTTCCAAGAATGTAATTCGATCCATTCCCATCCGTGAAGTTCAGCGGTCGAACATCAAGCTCTACCTCCGTACCCGAGGTCGCATCATAAGCATGCACCGAGATGTCAGAGCCATTGTAGTTTGCTGATCCACCGTCATGAGAGACCCCAAAGACTAGCTCAGTCCCGCGTCTATCTGGGTCAATGGTCACGTCGCAATCGAAGCTGGTCCCTTCGCCTGTGGCATCGGACGCTGCTTTGGAAATCTTAAGAGAGCTCGATCCCTGTAGAAACTCACCGATGGTAGTTGTCAGAGCGACAGTGATAGCCGTTGGAGAACCACCTGTTCCGTCTACATATGCTCCAGTGTCGTCATAAGTTGAGACGCCTGAGGTATCGGATTCAAATTTAGAGTTGGTGAAGTAAGTGTCTGAGCTACTCCCACCGGATCCACCGATTGCTGCCCATGTCCCACCAGCGTAGCCTTCGAAACTACTAGTGTCAGAGTTGTGTCGAATCATTGGATTGGTTGGAGAGCCTGGTCGCTGAGCGGTAGTCCCAGTCGGGAGTGTGACCGCTCCTGTTCCAGGTAAGATGGCGTCGTCAGCTATTCCAACGGTTGGGTTGGCCGCGACCCCATCTCCATCTGCAACGGAGACTTCACTAGCTACTCCAGTGATCGTCCGAGCTACAGTAGTAGTGGCGCTATCCTTTACGAGAACCCCGGTTCCCGCTGGGACAGACACTGTGTCAGAAAGCCCACCGTCTGAGCCTACTATCGCGGTTCCACCCGCGTTCCACTGGAGAAAGGACCCCGCATTGGGCTCATCTAATGTGACATCTGTTTGAAGAGAGCCTAACCGAAACTTGATGCTTCGATCTGTTTCCTCACCTAGCTCCTGAACCAAGCGAGTAAGGTAGTTAATCGCGTCCTCATGGGTCTGGTTAGCTATCGATGCTGAGTTTGTATAATCATTGTCCTGGGTCTTAGCGGTGGAGCGGATGATTAGGACCTGCACACCGGAAGCGGGAGCCGTTACAAAGCTGACAGTCGTGTAGTTGGACCCGTTGGGAATATCCCCACCCGTCAGAGTATAGTCCTGCAAGGCTCCCTCGACCTGGAGGACGCCAATGATCTCATCCCCAGTCGTGGTGAGGACGTAGACTTTGACCTGAGACCCCACGCCTAGAACGAAGTCAAAGGGGATACCAAAGTCCGTTTGGGATCCCGTCGCGTTTGATACTGATCTGACATCCAAGTCCGTCATGCTCATTGTGCTACTCCTGGGTCTACGAGGAAATCTTGTCCTTCATTTCTAACTCTCTTTTTCATCCGGCGAATATAGCCTGGATTTAATGTCTCATTGATTCGCCACCAAATAAGGTAGTCCATTGCGCCCTTGGTGTAGAAGAGATTCTGTCCGGGCAGGTTGTTCTTAAGAAGACGGACGATCTTGTTCCCCTTCACATCACCCCTTAGAGCGGAAGCATAGATCTCCCCTACGTCATCGGCCTGGCCAAGGACGGGTCCTACTGCGTCTTTCAAGACAGAGCTAAACATCTGGTCATACTCCCCGAAAAGGAAGTCACCATAGAGACCGGCTGAGCCTGATCTCACGAAAGCTTCAACCCAAGTCTTAGGATCCTCTGGATCCGGTGGTGTTCGACCGGCGGCGAGCGCCTTTGCAGACATCGCCATGTAAGCTAGTCCGGTTCCGGCAACAACGATTCCCGCCAAGTTCTGGCCATCGAGTTGTCCGGTCTTGAACGCCTCGGTTAGGCTGGCCGCTGTTCGATTAGGGTCTGATAGAAGAGTTCGACTTACGACTGAGTGCATTGCAATCGGGAACGATTTAAACTGAGTGAGGAGCCGAAGGGCCATGCCCTCACCGGAGTCTGCGTCCTGTCCACGAAGGAGAAGGCGTCTCTCCCTGGCTCCTGGGTTTGGAGAACCAACCTCTGCAAAGTCGGAGAGGTAGGCTGATAGCCGTGTTGCGATCTCTGTCCGCTCGTTCTTGTTCTTAAATAGGCTCTCGGGTAGGGACTCGATCGCCTCAGGGGTGACGAACTTTCGATCGTTAATGGTCTCTACTCCCTTGCGAACAATCTCCCAGTTACTGGACTCGATTCCGAACTGCTCAAGGTTGGCTCGAACCCGGTCAGGGAGATCACCCCAAGATTTAGTGGAGAACCGATCGGCCAAGGTCTGGGACAAAGAAGAAGCTACCGCCGCTCTGGCAGTAGACGCCTGGAATTGAGCGCCGTTTAGTTTAAAGAACATGTTCTGAGCTTTAGAGAGGGCTCCGGGTTGGTTTTCGTCAAGGGTGAAGCGGTGATACATACCGGACAAAAGGTCCTCGGAGCCGTACCACATGCGCCGGTAGAACTCCTTCTTCTGAGCCGGAGCAAGGTTCTCGCCGAAGCTTTGAATGCCTTTACCTAAAGAACTGAGATAGCCGTCTCCGGTGGCGGAGCGAAGTGCTGCCCCGCTGGTCGCGGTGTCCACGATACCAGCAATAGCAGAGCCACCCAGCTTAGACATAGATGCGATCATCCTTGCCCCAGCCGTCACTCGAGCCCCAATGCTCCTGCCAGGGATACTCGTCAGACCCTCAGCTTCATTCATCGCTCTTTCGATAACCTTTTTGTCACCGTCCTCTAACTTCAGACGCCTCATGTCAGCTTCAACCGCTCCGCGGGGGTTGGTTCCAAACGTCTCCACAAGGCCAGTCGTCCTGGCAGTTTTGTCGATCGTCGACATCGTGGCCTGCATGATGTCCTTGGATCCGTACTTCATGTTGTACTCGAAGAAGTCGTCACCCGATTTGAAGTGGAGAGTCCGAGAGGCACCTAGCTTTTTACTCAGGTTGGCCGAGAATCCCTTAGAGGTGATGAGCAGATCTGAGACCGACTCATCCGAAACCTTCTCCCGCTTCCCAGTGGAGATATCTTTAAAGATGCTGTGCATGAACGCCTCTCGGTCATCCACGCCTTTGAATGTTTGCTCATCGAGCTTAGGGACAATGTCCGCAGCCCAAGCCTTGAAGTCTGCATCCGCACCCGTTGGATTGGGATTAACCAAAGCCCTATTGTGGCTCTGAGACATGATGAAACCTGGGGTCTCTCCGATGTCCACTCCAGCTTTGCGGAGCAGACTTAGCTGCCGTTGCTGAACTTGACGGAAAGCCTTTGCTGCCTTCAACGCTTCGTCGGATCCTGAGATGCCAGACTTCCCACCGGGACGAAGCTCATAGAGCTCCTGCATGATCTCTCGGTCCAAGGCCCCACCCTTAACTAGGTCAAAGACGCCTGCATCTTTGAGCCCATAGTACAGAGCGTTCATGAGGTCTTGCTGGACCACTTGCTGGCGACGGTAGACAGAGAGGCTACCCTTCTTAGCTAGAGCGGTGGTTCCCTCAAAAGCCGCCAGGAGGGCCTTCACTGGCTTATCTTTAAATGCAGACTCACCGTATAATTCCAGTCTCTTCTTTGTCTTAAGAAGGTTGTCCGCACGTTCTCGGAGAGCGCGAGCGCCTAGGCTGCGCTGCTCATCCAATAGACGCTTAGTGGCCCCGCGAAAGTCCGGCCCTTCCTTGAGCTTTTCGACCTCCGCGAGCACTTTCCTAATCGAGTCGTCCGTGACCTCTTCAGGTAAGGATTCTCTAATCTGTTTGAAACAATCGGCCATATTACCCCACGCAAACAAAAGCTGACTTGATGAGTTGTTCTCTAGTCGCTTCTTCGGCTTTAAACTTTTTGATTTGTTCGAGTTCTTTGATCTCTGACTCAGTCAGGAGATTGATCTTCTTCATCTGATCCAGGTCATCGATGGCATCGTCGGCCAGTCTCTGAATCTGTGCCGTCTCCGGCTCGACAGGGACGTCTGCCATTTCCTTGAAATCTTTGTAGGCGGCATCGTCGTAAGTCGTATCGGAGCGCCAATCCTGATTCCGGTCGACAACTTCTTGGAGTTGTCCGTCACTGGACTTCCGCACTGCGCTCATGTCCGGCTTAATCTCTCGAGCAACGGTGGACTTGGAGTCATTGAAAAGCATCACACCATTGCTGGCATCTCCCCCGCGCTTCCCTGTCTCGTAGCGGTAACCGTCGAACCCAACCGCTTCCAATCCTCGATTAACTTCTGCCACCACTTCATCCGATGCCTTACCCAACTCCACAGCTTCTCGAAGTTCATCAAAAATCTCCTTGCCCGGACGGGCTTCAAACTCTGCTAGTTTCTTTTTGCCCAGTACCTTTTCAAGGATGGGCTCCAGGGCGGCCTTTGCATTCGGAGACAACGGGGCATCGAGATCGATGATGTTCGCGTCACCCAGCTTTACTTCCAGCACCTTCCCTGACTTCCCAAGCTTCCGAGAAGAGATCCCGTTCGCCACTCCGGGAGAGTCAGACAGATAGATCCCATCTCCAAAGTCCTCGTCGATCAAGACGGTGTGAGACTTAATGTCTGGATATTGGTGAGAGGTCCCAGCATAGAGGGTCCGGCCTTTGACGTTTGGATCCGGGGCAAAACGGTACTCGGGAGCCCACCGGGGTGATCCTCCCGCTTCAGCCCGGAAGTCTCCAACCAAAGGATCCACATTCACCCTACGACCACCGGCCACCTGAGCAACGGATGCCTGACCCACAGCTTCGACATGGTTTGGACCAAGTCTCTTTAGGAAGGACCCCGTTTTTGAAAGCCCAAAGCGAGCCGCAGGGAAGAAGACTCCACCTGCCGTGATGTTTACGAATGCCTGGGCAGCGGTATAATCCTGAAGCTCGGCTTGATTAGCGGCGAAGGTTACGGGTTCAGTCGCAAGGTTACCCAGCACACCTTCTGCGGCTCCCCTGGAAAGGACCTGGCGTGCTGATAGCACAGCCTTAGCCCCCATTGCTCCGCGCCCAATACTCATAATCGCTCCGCCAATCGTAAGATCGGCTAAGATATTTACTGGATCAATCGCATGAGGAAGAAGGGAGGCTCCCAAGGTGGCCGCGCCTGTTAACAAGGAATCCTCTGCATTTGAGACAACCTGACTCAGGTCAACCCGCTCCTTGTGGCGCTTCCAAATTTCGTCAGCAACGGCTCTTTTGGTGGGCCTAGTGAACGGCTGAGGAAGTCCAGGGTACTCCTTATTGAGTTCCTCCGGCGGAAGGATCGGAGACTCCTGAGCCTCAATGCGACTCATCTCTGTCATCCTATTAATCGCGCTAAGCGTAGAATCAACCTTCGACAGGTCGTAGGCGGCTTCACTCACGTCGCTAGTCGACGGGAATGCCTTATTGAGCCCCTCATAGAACTGATCCTGAGAAACGGTGGTGTTCGGAGTAAGCTGCCTTGGCTCCCGAATCTCAGTCATCTCATTCTCCCAGTGGGCCTAGCCTGCTTAGGTGGAGCCTTGCCCATTTGCTGAAGGGTTAACGTGTCGAACGGGCCTTCTGATAGTTCTTGAAAACTCTTTCTAGTCGCGTCGATGGCGATGGGCTCAGAGGAGCCATAAGCTTCGCCCGGCACAACAAAGACCAATCCATCCATGCCGTCGTTCACCCACTCGCCTTCTCTAGCCATACGATTAATCGTGCTTTCGTCAGCTTCAATTCCACGGCTACTCAACTCGTCTTCAATGCCAAGCGAAGACAGGCCCTTCCCTTGATGGTGAGATCTCATGAAAGCCTCAATAGTGTCTACCCGAGTAGGGCGACCCTCGGAGTGCGTGCGAGGGATAAGAAGGTTTGAATCTTCTCCGCCCAGCCCGAGACGGTCGACATCGGTGACATGAAAGTTAGGAGATACGATCTTTTGGTAGGCTTGATCTCTCGCTTCGGATTCGCTCATCCCATCGTTCATTAGACGCATAGTCGTGGTTTCTAGCTGATTAAAGATCCCGTTTATGGTGGCATCGTTTGAACCGCTGTGACCGCGAGAGGACAGGGCTCTTTCAAGATCAGGAAATGCGTCCACAACCCCAGACTCAACGTCCCTTACGGAGTTGCCCTTCTTGGTGAATAGCACTTTGATGGCGGTTCGGTTTACTAGATTGGAGATGATTTCAGATTTTGATCCTTGGTCTGGCGCGTACGCTAGTAGAGCTAGATCTTCTGGCATACCCTTTTGCTGGCTAAGCTCCTTGGCCACAATTGGAAATAGATCAGGGCCGTATTCATCCTCAATTTGCTGAAACACCTGAGCGGCAGTTTGTGCGTTCTGAAGGGCTGGACCTATGTCTGCCGCCAAGCTTCTCGCCTCTTTCAGTGTCGTCGCCCTAGGGTTTGGAGCGCTCATTGCCGCTTGCTGATCCATGAGGTCTTTACGGATAACCTGTCTAGCTTGTGGACTATCAGCATCAACTAAATCCTGCGCTCTCTTCTCGACCACAACAGACATCGGATCACTTTGGAGTTTCTTACGGTGCATTGCCGTGCGATCGGTCGCTTGTTTCTTCAGCTTTTGGGTCAGGTCTCTGGCAAACGCGGGGCTTGTGTTACCATGCTGAACCGAAGCATCTGCGACGATCTGTTCAATCGCTGCGTTGGTCTCGGCCAGAAATGCGCCGGTCTCATTCAAACCAACAGAGTTCAACTCAGATACAGCTTGAGCATATCCCTTCATCCCCTCGGTTTGAACAGCGAGGCGAGCTTTGTTTGAGTCTGGAATAGAGCTAGAGTTCTGAACAACCCTATTGATTAGTTCAGCCTGTTTAGTTGTGGTGGCTAAGTCTCCTTCTGAGGCAGAGGCATCACCTTCCTTCATCAGATTCCCAAGCTGAGAGAGTTCTTTGTTCGCCTTTTGCTTGGCCTTTGATCGGGCTGTTCTTAAAACGGACTCGAGTTGAGCAGAGGATAATCCTTTACGGAAAACCTGGCCGACCTTGTCGTCTCCGAACCGGCGAACCTTCTTGATCATCGTCTCGTCCAGATCAAGTGGTATCTTACCGCTCTCGTTCTTGATTCCTTCGGCCTCTTCTGCGGCATATCCCATTAGTCTGATCGCGATACCTGGGTCTACTTCAAGAATCTTTTGTCCTGGCTGGATGTCCGCGACACCCTTTTTGCCCGTTACGGATGCCTCCGCTAGGGCGAGAAGCCGTTCTGGATTTTTCTCAGCCATTGCCCCGGCAAGCCTTAAAGCCCCGTCCATTCGGATCTTTTTCTCCATGACCTGAAACTCTTGTTTAGTGAAAAGTTTGCCCACATTTTCTCTTGCGAGCCCGACAGCCTGCTCAATCTGGTCTCTCGCCTCTACTGGATTCCCATGCACTGCAATCTCTTCGGAGACTCTATCAGAGTAATCTAATACGAACTTTCGCTGAGAATCGATACGCTGAACACGCTCAACCTTTGCGGCGTTCGTGATTCCATTTAGAAGTGCTGGCCGCATTGAGCTTTGATACATCCGACGAGCCTCTGGAGAAGGGGCAGACTTCTCACTAGATTTAGCTAACTCAGTAGAGAATTTCTGGACCTCTTCACCATGCTTCTCGAAACCGTTTTGTTGCAGGTTTGTTCGGGATTGTTCATCTAAAGCTTTTCTGTCCTCAACGGTTTGGTTGAACGCCCATATCCTATCCCTGGAGTCCTTCTCCTCCTGAAGGATGTCAGTCCCGATACCCTCAATCGTCGCGCCAGCCTTCTCGATGGCGTTGGTCAACGACTGAGTGCCAGCCGTTCCTACGTTGACGGGACCCTTGGATCCTCGGGTCAGCTCGTTGCTTTGATTTCGTCTTGGAATGAAAACCATTTAAAATAACTCCGCTATTTTTGTACCGGAACTCGCGGCACTCCCGAGACCACTGACAACCCCGCCGGCCAAAGCCTGACGACCCTGACGTTTCGCGCCCTCGGCACCCGTAAGGAGCCGTTGCCGGTCACTACGGAAGTTTCTCTCGATGTCGGCATTTTCTTCTCTGACACTCGTTTGAGTCTCAACTAGGGCAGCTAGTGGCGATCCTGAGACCTCGACACCTGCGGCTGCGATACCTGCGGTCTGGTCACCTGTAAACCTTCGTCCCTCACGGGTTACGCGACGCTTTCGTTCCTTAGTAACAACTTCAAGCTCGATCGCTTCTTTCTTAAGTTCTGCGGCCTGACGGTCACCCGCCTTCTTGGCCATAACGCCTTTGGCGATACTGCTCCCGAGTCCGGCCACTCCGCCTATAATTGCCGTAGTTAAAGCCATTAGTAGAGCCTCCTGTATAAAAGGAAGTCCTCAGCCTCAGGACCGTAGTGTTTCAAAACCGTTTCAACTTCAAAGCCCAGTGCCTCAGCCCAACGACAACCTTTTTTAAAGTCAGCCTTCACCGTCATCTGCATTCTATGAGCCTTAGTTCCCTCTGCTACACGGGACAAAACTTCCACAGTCGACCGATGAATCGTGGCAAAGAACTTCCGCGCATCCTCTGAAACTGCCGCAGACACCTCAAAAACAGTAGGCCAAACCTGAACCGCAACGAGAGCACAGACAGGCTTGCCGTCCCTCAAGATGGTGAATGCGTAGTTTGCCCGATCATCCGCAATTGCCTTAAGGCGCTCCGACACGGAAATAGATCCTTCCGAGAAGATCATCTCATCCCCATGCTTTGGATCGTATGGAACGTAGGATATTTTAGTACTCACTGACTTCTCCTACAATGATGATCCCTGAGATATTCAACGGGAGAGGTTCATCGCCTTCAATGTAAACGTAAGGTTCCTCGTCGAAGGTTCCTGGGTGGTCTATCTTTTTATCACCAGTGTATAGCTCGATCACGTTGGTGGAAACCCCGCCCTCTCTATCGAAGATCAATTCTTCCATCTTAGTCGTGTCACTTGGGTCACCGATCTTAAGTTGGGCAGTGCGGTATAGGCGAGTAATCACTGTGTGGATACGGTTGATCATACCGGCGGCAGTACCAATCCTTGAGCCCTCGTCTGGCTTCGTAGTCTTAAGCTTGTGAGTGTATCGAAACCCGGCGACGTAGGACGTGTAGTCATCTGTCGTGTCGAGGATATCGCTACCATCGATCGTCACATCATCGATCACTTTGCCGTCGGCAACGACGCTCACCTCGACGTTTCGCCACTCGTCTTGAAATACAGAGCCCAGAACTTCGCCGATATCAAAGGAATTGGTCGCATCTGATCCAGAGGCCATCGCTCCGAATGCGCAATCAAGGAAAACGTGGGTGAAGTGAGAGATATTCTGGTTAGCCCCGCTAACATCCACAGAGGAGTCTAAGGAGTTCCTTTCCGCAAACGGGGCTATAAACTCAATCAAGGTTCCCACCCGCTCATTCAAAAGACGAGTGACACCCATGTAGATGAAATCCCTAAACCTGCCTGTGACATCATCGATTCTTCCAGGGACGACACAAAGTGATCTCACCCTAGGTGATTGCTCCTGTGCTGGGTCGTCTCTAACCGAGAACTCATACCTCCCGCCGAGGACCTGTCGGGACCACGCGGATACCTCAAACTCTCGGCTGAAGGCGCAAGTAAAGACATCACCAAAGTTAGTCAGAACCCAGATACACCCGAACGTTGTATCGTAAGCTATAGCTTTAAAGATAGAGGTTTCGTTTTGCCCTGACTCAGGTCGGTAGTCCCACAGAGTCTCCCGGTCATCGTAGGTATCCCGAATGAGGTGGGGAGCCAGGGCGGTCAGGTCGTTTGAAATATATTTGCCGGCAGTTTCATTGAATTGAAGTGTACGAAGAACTCTACCGTCTCGCTGCACGAAGACCAGCACACCGTCTGCCATAACCGGCTGAACATCGGCACTCCCATAGGAGGATTGCTGGTTAAACCTCAGGTTGGTCGGCCCGAATCCACTGCCCGAATCGGGAGCAAACCCAACCCACTCATCACCCGCAGTACCGATCCCTAGATCTCCTCCACCTGCATCAAGGAGCCATAGAATCTGGTTAACGTCCTGAGACGACAATGTGACTTGGATAGCAGCGGCATTACCGCTTTGAAGTTCGGTCGTGGCCCATTGGTCCAACTTTGCCCTGAGAAACCGGGCCTTATTGGCCGTCTCTGAGAACCAAATAGAATCTGGAAACGTGGCATTGCCTGCATAGACCAGCCTTTGCTGGTAGAGAGTGATAGCCCTTGGGTACCCCAACGAAACGGGGTGCACCGGCCAAAGCTGCCCCCATGCAGACATCGTCCATGCAGTCTGAGCACTGGTGCTCGCTAAGTTAAAACCAGTCAAAATAGTCGCTGAGGCAGAGGTGCCGGAAGGTGTGGACGTAATCAGCGCGACACCAGACGAGCCGCCTGAGTCAAAACGGATATAATCCCCCCAATTAATAACGTCGGAGGAGGTGAGCGTAATCGCACCAGTCGTTGCACTTGGTGTGACGGTGATCGATGTCGTGTTGATATCCTGAAAAGGAATGACCTTGATCTTCTCTTTCACAGAGTCAAAAAGATTATCATCATCGTAATCGTAGATACTAAAGGCGTTCTCTGTGGTTCGGATAATCTTGAGTGGTTTATAGTTTGGGTGTGCTAAGAATATTTCATTGCCAGATGAAGTCATCTTAATGGTGTCGACATGAGCCGAACTGTAACCACTGAACGTGGAGTTATCTGTTACCGTTGCTCCTGTGTTTCCACCCCTCAGGCTGTTCTCTTCAGTTTTATATATCTTGATTCCTATTCCGCTAAATCCGTATATAGCGATAACATATGAGAATTCCTTAGAAAAAACATAAGGGATTAACCGAACATCCTGTGATGTAGTTTCAACATCCGTCCAGGTGTCGTGTGACTTACCAACAATGGTCCCAGGTCTACGGCGAACTCCCCCTGTTGTAGTGGGCAGGAAGTTCTGAAGTAGCTCACAACCATTTTGGTACTGAGCTAGATCAGTCCGACCGAGCACATCTGGGGCAATCTCACCACCAGTGAAGTTGTTAAAGATCTTAGCGTAACGGGCCACCTAGTTCCCCCACTCATCGGTTCGGTGAACGAGCCAATCCCCTTCGATCACTTTCTCGGGAGAGCCAACCTGGCCATCCATTGATCGGGCCTCGGCTTCCCACTGTTTATAGGCGTTAATTAGGTCGTTGGCCTTAGCGCGCCGTTGAGTAAGGACATCGCAGACATCACCAGATATGCGGAGAGCAAGTGTCTCCTCGAACTTAGCCTCAAAGATAGTGGTGTCCTGGCAATCGTAAATATAAAGAGCGTAGACGGCAGCTTCGTCCGTGAGGATAAAGCCGTTCTCTTCCTTCCAATTCAGAATCTCATGGTCCTCTGAATCGTTCGAGCTATCCCATGCTCGCCAAATCCTAAGGTTGTCTGCCGGAAGGGCATAGCGGTAGTCGTACCCAAAGGCGGGTGCAGTAGCGTCTTGCGACAACTGCACCCGCTTCAGAGCAAAGTTCCAAGGGTGAGCCGACAAAACTTCTCTTCTACATTTGTCATACTGCTCGTTAACCATGCGAGCTCTCTTATTAGAATCACCTGTGGCGCTGATTGTCTCAGCGCCACATTTGATTAAAGCAGAGTTATAGATAGAAAGTTTAGATGTCGACATCTAGTCCCTCAGTCGATGACGTAAGACACTTCCAACTCGAGTGAGTCGCCACCTGAATCGGCAGTGATTTCCAGACACACGAGTTGAACTGTCGCTTCAGCTTCCAGCTTCTTGTTCCAAGCCGCAGAGGTCGAAGCAAGGCTGCTATCGACCGCTCCTCCACCTGGATCAAGCCCTGCAAAAAGCGCATCTGGATCAGCCGCCAAGTCGCCATTTACAGGCCACCCGATGTTAAACTGCCCAGTCGCACCCGAAGCCGGCATAACAGCCTTGGCACCAACAATACGAGCACCCTTAGGTAGCTTCATCATTGTAATGACACCGTCTGATGCGATTTCGTCTGCCGAAGCGACAGTGTACTCAGCGTATGAACGCCGAACCACACCGCCAATTAGCCCCGCATCCTGCCGTGAGGCAGGCTCCGCGACGAAAAGGGCTTCGTATTGTGTTGAATTAGCACTAGTAATTGTAGCCATTTTCTACCTCTTATTCGTTTGTTAGGATCTCAACAACCTTAGCTTCTTCCATCCGGGTTCCGCCGAATGAAGCCTTAGTGTGAACCTGTGTATTGTGGTTTTTGTCGACCCGTTCAGCGATTCGAGATTGCATCCCGATACCTTCAGCGAACAAGAGACCGCCCATTGGACCACCAGCGAAAGCAAAGTTCCGTCTGTATCCTGAAGCATCACCAGCCACGCCAGTCACAACGTGACCGTCATCGAGGTCAAAGTTGTCCTCGTAACCAAGAGCTTCAGCCGCCGCATCAAGAGTTGGAAGTCGCTCTGACATGATGAACTTGAAGCCCATAAAGGTGTCGATCTCACCGTTAACCAAAGCTCGTACAGTGTTGTAGTCCGCTGAGGTAATGGTTGAATCGCCCAAAAGGCTGAAAAGCCCAGAAGAGCTATGGACAAAGTACCTTGGCAATGAAGGATCAACTTCACCTGCGTCTAGTCTCTGTTTAGCTCGACGAAGAGCTCCCAGGTTCAAAGGTGCGCCAGCGGTAGATGCGATGGAAGCGTATCGGTTAGCTTCAGAAAGGAGGACCGAAGTCGCTCCTTCTTCGCCACCGTAAGCTAGTCCAACCGCTCTTAGGATGATCTCGTCATCATAAGCTCGACCAATGGACATCCCTTGAGACTGAGCGTAAAGACCTTGTGGGTCCCATGCCATCCGGGCTTTATCTTGATCGTCGATCATGTCGGCGACCGCGAAGTCCTTCAGGGTGACTCGTCGTCTTGAGTGTGGAGTATCAGTCAATACCGTGTCGGCATGACGTGATGGGATTTGCTGAGCAACACTTTCGCCTAGTCGGTCGTAAAATGCTGATTTGCCTTTTTGTGATTCGTTTCGTACAGCACTCCGCAAGCGGGACCCTTTTTGTTGGGATAAGTGCTGGACGCTATCTGAGTACTGTTGCGATCTTGCTACCGTAATTTCGCTGGACATAGCCAACCTCCAGAAATTTGCGTTATTTCTTGGGATTGCCCTATGCCTTGGAAAGCTCCCGGATCCGGTAAGGGATTGTCCGTTAACTAACTGACGAAGGATCGCCGTTCGTTATTTGAAACCTAAAAACTGAAACTCATTCATGGGGTCCACGCAAGTGGAT